TGCCATTGCGCCCCCGTGGGCGTGAAGAATGTGCAGATGACGGGGATGTTATCCGTGATGGTTTCGTCATGAGTACCCAGCGGAGGCAGGGCGCGTTTGATTTCTTCGGTGAGTAATTTCATGTTACCACCACCCAGAAGGGTTGCTCAGGGGACCAGATAGAGAGGTACAGTACGAAGGCGGCAAAGAGAGCGGCTATTGCCCATGTGAATAGTAGGCAAGCACTCCTTAGCCAGTCTAGTGTTTTCATGCCCCTATTATAAGGGCCACACACGCAAAAGCAAGAACTTTCTCGGAATATTTCGCGCTTTTGGGACTCCTGTTCCTCCCCACCTCACCCATATATGGAACATCTAAATCTTTTGGGACTCCTAAAACTTTTTATTCTTGCTAAGAAAAAAATACAATATTATAGTTGGAGCGGTTTGTATATATAACATAGAGGAAAAGAACAAATGGCCAGAACAAGATATACAGCAAGTTCAGTAGGAGGAGGAGTTCCCTACTCACCAGCACAAGCGGGGTGTCCTATTGGTGTTTCGGGAGCAATCAACTATGATGCTTGTTGGTGGTTTCATGACCAATATAGAGCAGGTCACTACTATATTATGAATACTACTACAAGTAGTATTGTTTCAGCTTGCTCGGATACATCGGCTTCTGTGAGCTCTACTGATACTGTTCTACAAGTATACCAGCACTACGCCAACACCCTTGATACCTTTCAAGAAGCAAATGCTTCAGGAGTATCACAAGGAGAAACTGTTGTTCATTATGCTTTTGATTGTAGTGGCAACTCTGTCTCAGGTCTTGGGGTATCGGGATCGTTCTGGACTAGTGTACATGGAAAAACAACAAAATTAGCTACTACCAGCGGTGTAGATGAATGCTCCTCTGTGCCTAATGCTATTGCTAGGACAACAGGGGCTTTCAAATATGATACTTATAACCCCTATTTGGGTGGAGCCGATCCTAACGATGAAACTTTGTTCTATAGTTTCCTTGATGAAAATGCTGTACAGATTAAGAATAAGCTAGGCCTAGGTGATTCTTGGGATCCCAATCTGAAGAACTGGTAGTATATATAAAGTAGGAGCAGCGAAGGCTGCGACTATGATATAGGAGACTACCATGCCAATAATAAAAAGAAACGGGAAAACTGTCCACTTGCCTTATACTAAGGCAGGGCGTAAGAAAGCTAAAAAGCTCATGAGACATGAGTCTCGTAAGATTGTCAAAGAAGCTAAGTTCCCCAAACTAGCCAAAAAGCTTTCTGAGAAGTTCGGTATTAAGGAAACTGGGGAAAAAATTGCTGATCTTATGATTCAACGGATGAATAGATCATAAAAATTTTCGCGGTGAACATATATGCCTGACAATGTTAAAACATACAATGTGAATACCACCCTCACCTGCGATCTATGCGAAGATTCCTTTAGGACTGGTAACGGGTATTGTGGTAGGGTTATTGGTGGAAACTACACCAAATCTAATCCAATGTTCTTTGAGTACTGTGCTAGCTGTAGGGAAGATGTGGATTTTTCAGCAGAATTTGATGTTTATACAGACATCCATCCTAACATTGAGTTATTTAGAGAAATAGCAGATGAATACTAGTATCCGTACATATAGGCCGTTTTCAAAATACGGTGGGAGTATAGGTACTGGAGCATCAGCTACAGTCACCCTTAAAGATACATCAGCCAAAAGTTTAAATTGTACTTATATTAGGGTGGTGGCAGGAGCACTAAACTGGACTGGGCACTTTCTTGTGCTTATTCCTGGGGCAACGACTCAGTATGAAGTTCTATATGTCACATCTAATGCCCCTTTAATGGCTGGGATAGGAACCTTCGCTTCTGGGGGGGAGGTAGAGCTATTTTTAGACGATCAAGATGCTACAGAGTCCATAGAGATTCTTAATCTTACTAGTAAAGCCCAGTTTTTTCATGTACACTATGGAGTGGAGAAGAGCAGAAACCCGTTAAGTGATGCTCAAAGGTCAAAGGGGGCATAAAATGATAATACGCCGATTTATGTTACCAAGAGTAGCCCATTGCACGAAGGGCTGTTGACTAGATTCTAGTCCTTCTCTTGTTTCACGGCTTCTTACCAGCCTGTTGAGGCATCCTAGGGGGAGCAGGTTCATTCACACCTAGCACAAACTTCCCGTATAGCATCCAACTTACAGCACTTCCAAAGAATGCGTCCATAAGGGCATTCCCTGTAATAGACCACCAAAAGTAGCCTAGAACTCCACCTACCCAGAAACCAGTACACATAGGACAATGCAGTAGTTCTGCTAGTTTCTGTTGGGTAACCCTCCTCCGTAGCGGCTCCATAATGCGCGAGGAAGTAATAATGATTGTTATACTATAAGCAACAACTACCCATTCTACCCAATTCAAAAGTGCGTTCATTTTTAATCCTTTATATGCGATCCGTTTTCTACAATCACATTTGATGTGACTTGGACAAAGCTTACGGACTTTCTAAATTCGTCCAAAGTGCTTGCTCCAACATATGATAGAGAAGATTTCAGTCCTTCTACAAGCCAATTTATAGTTTCTCTTGTGCTACCCTTTGGCTTTGCTTTGATCATGCAACTTACCCCTTCTGCGTTTTTTGACACTCCTTCAAACGCTTCTCGTGCCTCCTTAGAGGCCATTCCCCTGAATTCAATGTCCTCAGAGGCCGATTCCCAGGAGGGAGTCTTATCAGTTCCAGCAAGCATTCCTCCTAGCATAACCATTTTAGCTCCCGCCGCTAGTGCCTTACAAGCATCTGCGGGCTTACTAATCCCACCATCAGCAATAATGGGTCCAACCTTGCTGCATTTCATTATTGCTGAAAATTGTGGGTACCCGCACCCAGTCTTAATTCGTGTAGTACACACACTTCCAGGGCCAATCCCTACTTTGACCATATCAGCTCCCCAATCAAGCAATCTTTGTGTCCCTTGAGGGGTACAGACATTTCCTGCTATTACGGCTCCTTTGAAGTTGCGGTCATTTCTTATATAATTAAGAGTTTGCTTCATATTAATACTGTCTCCATGGGCAGTATCAATACATAGAATCATGGAAGGGGAGCCACATTCCAATAGAGCGTCAATGCGTGTTTTGTCTTTTTTCAGGCATCCTATAGAGATAGCTAAGGGATTCAGTTCATTGACACTCCATTTTTCATATACTTCGATGGCCTCTCGTACAGACATGTAACGGTGCCAGATCCCCAGACCTCCTTCATGAGCCATAAAGGATGCCATATCGTATTCGGTAATGGTATCCATATTGGAGGAAATGAAGGGGATATCAAAAGAATGGTTCAGAAGCACATTCTCTTGAAAAAGGGATACTTCGTCCCTAGAGGATATTGAGGAATATCCAGGGACTATAAGGACATCATCAAAAGTGACTTGTAGGGGAGGAGACTCCATGCCGTATCATTATAGCAGGACTGCTCTAATTTTTAGAGGATAGGGAACTCATTTTTATGTTTATTGAAGAAACATATTCTATTGGTATTCCATGACTCCCTATCTATGCTTCCAGGGGAGTTATGGGTTAGCAGTAGGGGGACCGCTTTGTTTACTAACCCTTTTCTGTGAGCTACTAGAGTGTAGTGGATATCATAGAAATCCCAGCCACCTTCTAGATAGTCTGGTTTCTCTAATCCTACCTCTTTGAGAGTTTTAACCGTTGCTGCGAGAAAAACCCCGTCTAGAACTGCTACGGGACCACATTGTCCGTAAAAAGTAATTTCAGGATTTAGGGTCAAGCCTTTTCCATGAAAAACCATACCCCTGTGTTTGCCTAATTGCCATTGTTCTTGATCCCACCAAACTGAAGTGTGCGTGAGAGTGGTTGTCCCAGCGGGTCCAATAAATCCTGTAGTAGAGTCAGCAAGGGAGTTTATTAAAATAGAAGTGAAGTTGTCCCTGGATAATAGTATGTCTATGTCATCATGGCACATGATGACTATATCTTCGGGGTCTGCTTCAAGATCTTTGAGAGCCTTAGCATATCCTGAAAATATTGATTTCTGGTTTACCAATAACTTAGTCTGTATATTACACCTAGATAAGTAAGAGACTAGTCTCTGTGTAGTAGGGCTTAGGTCTTTGCTCCTAGTGCATATAAATGCGAAGATCTTCACACTCTATAATAGAGAGTATCCTCCTATTGTATAAGAAATGTCTGAAATAGATCTAGTTGATGAGTTTAAGAAGTGTAGGGAGGATCCTGTCTACTTCCTTTGTAACTACATCAAAGTAACCCACCCAATACGTGGACTTGTTCCCTTTGAGTTGTATCCTTTTCAAAAGGAAATCGTAAAACAAGTTAATACCCACAGATTCAACATTCTTAGAAAGTTTAGACAGGCAGGATGTACTACGATAGCAGCAGCGTACTCTATATGGATGGCAGTCTTCCAGAGCTACAAGACTATCGTTATAATATCAAAGGGTGATGCGGAATCTACGGAGTTACTGGAAAGAATCAAACTCATGTATGATGAGCTACCTGAGTTTTTAAAGCCTGGAATAGTAGAGAGTAATAAGCATACCTTAAAGTTAGCCTCAAATTCAACTATCAAATCTAGGCCATCTGGTAAGCAGTCTGGTAGGTCTCTTGCTGGTTCTCTACTGATTGTAGACGAAGCTGCTTTTATTGATAATATTGATACCATCTGGGCTGCTGTATATCCTATCATTTCCACTGGTGGTCGAGCGTTTGTTCTGTCAACGGTTAACGGAATGGGTAATTGGTTTTATGAAACCTACCAAGGAGCAATAACTGATGCAAACGCTTTTGTTCCTATGGACATCAATTGGAAGGATCACCCAGAGTACAAGTTCCAAGAAGGCTACGAACATCTATACAAGATTATGGAGGATCAGGACCCTCCTTTGGATATCCATAAGTGGGAAGATACCACAAGAGCCAATATTTCTCTGAAAAAGTGGAAGCAAGAGTATGAGTGTGCTTTCCTAGGAACAGGAGAAACTTACGTAGAAGGTAGTGTGTTGGAGAACCTATATGAGGGAACTTCTGAGGATTATTATATAAAATATAATAATAAAATGCGAGTATGGAAAGACCCAGACCCACTGTATGACTACATTATAGGAGTTGATGTGGCAATAGGCAGGGAGTTGGACTACTCAGCATTTCACATCATTAATGGCTACAACGGGGAGCAGGTAGCAGAATTTTACTCTAATAAGACTCCTATAGATGAGTTTGCTAAAATTCTTTCTACTGAAGCTACTCTGTATAATACGGCGTATCTGTTCGTTGAACGGAACACTATCGGAAATAGTGTTATAGATTGGATGTATAATATATATGAGTATGAAAATCTATGGGCAGACGAACGAGGAGTACTTGGTTTCCAAGTTACTAGCAAAAATCGTGAGGAACTTCTAGCTGGTTTGGAGCAAGCTCTAAGAACCCAAATGATAAAAATCAATTCTCAGAGAACAGTGAACGAATTGCTTACTTTTATAATAACAGACACTGGTAAGTACGAAGCTGACACTGGGCAGCATGATGATCTGATTTCTGGTCTCTGTTTATCTGTCTTTGGGCTAAATACTTTACTAGACACTACTCCTATGGAACATACAAAAATTCCTCATAAAGATAGAAAACCCTTGGAAATAAGCAAGGCGGATAAAGTTATGTTAAAAAGTAGTTTTGGTAACATGACAGAAGAAGATATAAAATGGCTGATGAAGTAGAAAAAAATAACGAATTTTTGGAAGAAGGCTACACTGAATTCGGTGGTTCCGAAAACAGGTCACCTATGAGTGGTGCTTGGTTTAATCCATCAGGTAGGCTAGGAAAATGGTTTTCAAAATTCTTCGCTTCTAAAGCACAACCCTATGTTGCCACACAGTCAGAGCCTGGGGATACTAAAATGCATCCTCTGGCTGGCGATACCATTGTATCCCCAGAGGTCATCAAGGCAGATGGGGGTATGGGCTTCAGCCTCCTCAGAGGGGGCATGCCCCAACTTCCAGAAGTTGAAGCTAACAGACGGAAGCGGTACAAGGATTACGAAGTAATGGATGAGTACCCTGAAATAGGGGCTGCTTTTGATATCTATGCAGATGACAGTACTCAAAGGGATACTCGTGGCAGGAGATGGTCCATTATTTCTGACGATACGGATGTCATTGATGAGCTAGAGGGGTTGTTTGAAACTATCAAGATGGACAGGTTCTATTGGGATATAATTCGAAATATGGTAAAATATGGAGATTGTTTCACAGAATTAATTCTTGATATGAACAGCCCCAAATCAGGGATACAGCGACTCAAAATCTTGAACCCAAGCTTTATCTTGCGTGTTGAAAATGAGTATGGATACCTAACTGATTTCCTTCAAGAAATACCAGAACGAGATGATTGGACTGCTTTTGGCGGTCAAAGCAACTCTATGCAAAATTCAAAGTTTGTGGTATTAGATAAGAATCAGATTGTTCACTTCAGGCTGCATACTTCTGATCCAGCATTCTATCCCTATGGAAGAAGCATAGGGGCGTTGGCTACAAGAATCTTCCGATCACTAAAGATGATGGAAGATGCTATGCTTATCTACAGGCTCCAACGAGCACCAGAAAGACGGATATTCTATATTGATGTTGGTAACCTACCAGCGTCAAAGGCTGAGGCATTCATAGAAAGACTTAAAGAGAAGTTTAAGAAGGAAAAATTCTTTAACTCTAACACAGGTCAAATTGATGCTAGGTACAATCCCCTGTCTGCTGATGAGGACTTCTTCGTTCCTTTGAAGGGGCAAAGCAACACAAAGATCGAAACTCTCCCAGGTGCACAAAATCTAGGAGAAGTTGATGATGTACGATACTTTAGGGATAAGCTTCTTGCTTCCCTAAAAATCCCAAAAGACTACATTGTAGAAAAAGAACAATCCCCAGAACGAAAGGCTAATTTGTCTCAACTTGATGTTAAGTTTGCCAGAACAGTTCTAAGGGTTCAACACTCTGCTGAGATTGGGATTGAGACATTAGCTAAAAGACATTTGCAGTTGAAAGGATTTCCTTCTTCTGTAATAAAGAGTGTACGAGTTAACCTCCCAGATCCTTCTGATATGTTTGCTAAGCGGAAGCTTGATTTGGATGAACAGAAGGCTAGAGTAGTACAAGCTGTTTTGGGTCTTCAATTATTTCCCAAAAAGCAAATTTATAAAGAATATTATGAGTTTACTGATGAAGAGATACGGGAGTTTGAAAAAGAACTAGATAAGGAAATGAAGAAGATGGCCGAGTCTGGGATGATGCCAGGAGCCATGCCCCCTGGAGGAGGTGCGATGGGCGCACCAATGCCTCCTGGTGAGGAGGGAGCCCCTGAACCAGGGCCACAAGAGGCAGGAGGGCAGGAGCCTAGTGAAAATGCTCCGCCAACAGCTTCTGAAAGTTTACTAAATAGGCTAGAAGACCTAAAAGTAGGCCTTCTTAGTGAAGGTAGAAATGGAGAAGCCCGTGCTATAACTAACACGTTAAACAAGCTTGGGGTAACTAAAGAGGAAAATAGCGACATATAGAATCAACTATGTGCGTATATAAAAGTGATGCGAAGGATTAATAATTATGTTAGCAGACCTATTTGAAAGACGAGATCGAAAAGTTTCCCAGTTAATTAAGCTGGGGGATTGTATTGGTAGATCTCTACGAGAAAATATTATATTATTTTCAGTGGATAGTGACAACAATAAGGTTACTTATTTGACTGAAAGTGATAAAGTTATAGTAGGAACCTATACCCTAGATTCTGATACAGTTTTAGAGAACATTGAGATCATTCCTTCTGAACACTTCAAGGATGACAGAAAGTACAATCTTTTCGTAGAAGACAAGATCTCTAACTTTACAAAAAGTCTTTACACAGAAAACTACAGAGCTGCTGACTCAGCTTTTTCTGATATTCTGGAACTTTGGGAAAGTAGGCTAAAGCTGGACCATGTACAAAGTAAACTAGACGAAAAATCCTTAAAGTTCACAAAAGCGCATAATATCCTTGAATCAAATGAATATGCACAGCTTAAAGAGATTACCCCACAACTGGTTACGTTTCTTAAGGAAAATAAGGAAACAATAACCACTGTTCCTGAAATTATTAATGCTTTCCGTCTTTCTAATACTGTAGCCGCAGCATTTGATTTCCCAAAACTGACGCATGATTCCCTTCTTGAAAATGGTTCCTATACTCTCAAGGAAGGGTCCTCTCCTTCAGTTTATGATATGGTCTGCCGTCAAGAACTAGTTAAGCAAGAGCTTCTGGAGTCCAAAAAGGACTTTAAATCTGTTTGGGCTGGCAACGATAAGATCAGGAATCTGGCTGGGATGCTTTACGAAAAGACCAGTCTAGTAGAGACGGCTTTAGCCGAAACACTTGCTGAAGTACCTTATCTGGCTCTAGCAACAAAGAAGCAGCTAGTTGAAACAATTACTAACTCCTTAAGTATTAGCGAATGTGTTGAAATATCAGAAGCTGATATTAGAAAGTTTACTTCACGTATCTTTGATATGAAAAAGCCTGTAAAGGCCGAATTCATGAAGGTGCTAAATGAGAGATATGGGATAAACGTCCAAACCTTGAAGGATCCCCCTACTTTTAAGAGTTTGATTAACACACAAGTGGTGATCTTTGAAGCTCTTTCTAGGGTTTCCCCCAAGGGAAGCATACAGCGTCAAGTTCTTTCTGAAATGTCAACTATGCTGAAGAGCAAGTCTGGTGTTGAGGGAATTGATATAAATGATACCCTTCATACTCTGTTTCTAGAAGCAGAATATGACAAGGAGCTTCTACAGCCTTCTGATCGCGTTGTCGAGATGGTAGATTTTAAGAAGATAGGCACTGATATCTCCCTGATCGGGGATATCCTTGATGTTATCCGAAGAAACGCCTCAGAGCTAATGGATGGCGAAGAAGAGTACGCTTCTGACGAAGCTCTAGCAGGTGGCCCAGAAGATGATGATCTAGGACGGCCCGCTATGGATGCTGATGAAGTTCCTGTCCCACCTGAAGAAACTGGTGAGGAAGGAATGGAAGGTATGCCTCCAGAAGAGGGTATGCCCCCAGAAGAGGGTGAAGAAGGTTTGCCTCCTGAAGAAGGAGAGGAAGACTTCGAAATGCAGGACGGTCCAGACGGCCCAATGGGTGATGAAGAAATGGCCCAAACCAAGGACGATCTTCGTGCAAATCTAAAGGATCTAGAAGACCTTATTGATAGCCTCCGTGCTGACGCTGGCCTAGAAGGTGGCGAAGACGAGGAGGGATTCGAAGGGGAAGAAGGGGAGATTGAAGGCGAAGAGGGCGAAGAA